ATGATTAGAATGGATTGCTTTGCAATTGAGGTAGAGATACCTGCTAATAAGTGCCCTAAAGTAAGAGGCCGAAAAAGATTAATAAAAGAAGGAAAAGCCAAACTTCTGTTATCAAATAATACTTCAATGAGAAGAGCCCGGGAGGGTTTTACAAGATATGGATTATCGAGTGGCAGGAATGCAATAATTTTGACATGTTCTGAGTTTAAGAACCGAGAAAATCAAATTGCAAGCTTTCTAAATAAAAGATTTGAGGATGATTGGAAGCTTAAACTGATACCTATCAAGATTAATTAATCTATTTACTCACCGTTGTGGTTTTTTTATAGCTATCTCTTACCCCCGAAAGGTAGTTTTTTATGGAGCATGAGAATTGATAGATCTAAATAAAGAGAGATTTAAGAGATTTTCAAATTGAAGACTTATTGCAGCGCGGCACGATTAATGAAGTAAAGCCATCACAGAAAACTACAGTAAAAACTAAAAGTAGAAAAAGAGGTACAAGCAGGATGTTTAATAAATACGATTTAATTTCACTTCAAGGTAGCTACTTTAGAAAAAATGTTTAATAATCAGGTTTTTGCACTGATTAGTAACATCTCAGCGTTTTAATTACAAATCCCTATAAGTAAACTGAGTCGGATACTAAAGATGCGGTAATGTATATGAAGATTGGTCGAGTAATCAACGGCATATTGGAGCAAGTAACTAAAGAAAATCTTACAATAGTGCTAAGTAGTAAAACACTGAAAATTACAGAATCGACCATTGGTGCAGTTAAAGTAAGTGAAAATGATTAATTTTGACCTTCGTAATTTATCTGATATTAAATTTAAAGGACCAAGAGATGTAGCAATTACCGTAGAAATGCATTTTGGATTCGGTATTTGGTGTGGTTGTTTTTAACGAAGTCACTACTGATGTCAAATGGGGAGTCAAATCTGGAACTATTACTCGTACAGTTATTGCTACAAATCCAGGAGAAGATTATAGCTTTCTTTATACTTGATATATAGTAGTTACTATTCGGGGATATTGGCGGAGAGGGTATGAAGGAGACAGAACTTAAGCATATGAAACCTAATACTATCTTCAGTATAGGGGTTTTTTTAAATCACGAGAATATATTTCCTTTTTTATAAATATAATTTTAAATATATCAGCATTTTTCCTAACACATTCAATACTAACTTATTCTAAAAATTTTATAATATTTCCAATTGTTTGCAGCGAAAAATAAATCCTTTTTATCTCTAGCAGATATTAAGTAGTAGAATTTAGTATTTCAAACAGTAGAGTCGATAGATAAAGCCACACGATTACGACCATTTTTTTTAGCTATATACATGGCAGTATCTGCTGCATCAACTAATGGCTCCCACTTTGAATCTATTTTAGGAATACTGGAATGTACCCCTACGCTAATCGTTACTTTTAATTCACTATTGTTAGATAAAATCAATGATGTTTCATTTACTGCTTTTCGTATACGGTTTGCGACAATTTCAGCACTTGCCAACGGGGTATTAGGTAAAATAAATACAAACTCTTCTCCCCCATAGCGCGCAGCTATATCAGTGGAGCGACAATTTAATTTTAATATTTTAGCTATATGTTGAATAACTTGATCACCTTGTAAATGACCATATGCATCATTAATTTTTTTAAAATGATCAATATCAATTACCATTACACTTAATATAGAACCTTGCTGTGCAGATTTTTGCACAATTTTTTCTAACTCTCGAACCAACGTAGCTCGGTTGGGTAGCTGAGTTAAATGATCAAGACGTGCTTTTCCTTGTTCCAATGCAACGTCCCGATCCCTAAGCATGACCACAAATCCAGAAGACAAGGCCATCATTTTGAAAAAAAGCATTAAGCAAACAGTCCATATTGCAAGAATATCCCAAGTTGAGGCTTCTGGAGGTAGCTCTAGGTTATTGGTGGTTTGAGTAAAAATTAATGAAGAGGTAGTTATTAGTTGAATAATCACTGCACAAATTATTAATACCCATCCGCTACCTTGTATTTTAGAACGCATATGCAATAAAAGAATAAGGATATAGAGATTCTGTAGAATAGTAATTCCACTTTGTAAGATGTTAAATTGCATGAGAGATGCGGGAAGATAAACAATAACTAAAAATGTAGAAATTCCCAGCGGTAAAATTAGAATAGTTAGATCTCTTTTCCATTCTGTATTTTGGTTGAAACGGTACAAGCCTATTGTAAATGTTGCTATAGCCGCATTAATGAGAAGAGTTGATATAACGTGAAATTGAGCCAGTTCTAAAAGAATTTGCAATGTATACGCCGTATAGGAAAGGCCATATAGAAGTATGCTTGCTATTGCCCAAGCTAAGCCTTGCTGCCAGTATTTTTTACCTAAAGCCCACATTACCCAGGCTACTGTAAATGCAAACATTGCAGTCATACTAAAAGCGGTTAAAAAATCAGGTGTAAAAGATTTCACTTTATACCTCTTATAGTACTGTTTATTAAGTGTTCTATTATTCTTAAATATCAAGTATTTTATAAAACTTTAACATCTATTAATTGTTAAATTATTTTAATAAGTAAAATAGGATTGAAGAAAAATTTTGTCTGAATAAAGTTTTCTTCAGGCTTGGGTTTTGTAATCCTAACATATTATTTTAAAATAATTATTTAGTTAAATTTGAATTATTTTTGATAAATTTTTGACAGCTTGATGAAAACACTTATCTGATGAATATTAGTATTATTTTTCTTTAAAATTTCTTAATTTTAAGTTAAAAAACATCATTCTGTTATAAATAAATAGGGAAAAAAACATGAATAATATTCATATCGGAGATATTGTTTATTTAAAATTTGTCCAGGCTTCTGTAATGGTTGAAGAAATTCGGGTCAATGAGGGTGTATTTGTAGAGTTTAATAACAAAAAGGAACTCATTCGAAAAACCTTTTTTTATCGAAAACTTAGTTAAAAAATTTGATTCGAAGAGGGGGGGCTTAAATATTAATACCTATTTGCTCACTAAAAAAAGTATTGAAATTAAATAATATCACACGGTATCTCGATTGAGTCTCTAGAGAAGAAAATCTTCCTGAAGATGACTTCTTCTTTACCTCAATATTTCCCCTATTAATTATAAACTATTGTTTTTTTAGATATTAAAAAGCCCCATGGTTAAGAGCTATACTAAAATAATGAGTAGGTGGTAAGACCTCGGAAAATATAAAATATAATTATAAAAAACAACAAAATAGCTTCATTCTATAAATTAAATTTTGTATGTTTATCTCATTTTATAGAAATGTTTTTGGACAGAATGGACGTTTTAGACAAAAAATACACTAGAATGTTAAACAATTTACGCCAACTTTACGCCAGTCATGAAACTACCAAAAGCTAGAAAGCGCGGGGAAACCTATCGCATCGAACTAATGTTCAATGGAAAAAGAATAAGCGCTACCAGAGATACCGAAAAGGAATGCGAACAATGGGCGATGCTGAAGCTTTTGGAGTTAAAGACAGAGCAAAGCAAAAATATAAAGGAGGAGAAGCAGCACTACCCAGTATCAGCATTAATGTATAAATACTATGAAGAAATTGGAAAACATAAAAAATCCAGCAGAAGCATTAGAATTTCAATTAAACAATTTATTGACACTTATTCAGCTCTTTCAGAAATGTCGGTCCATGACATTACGCCTCAAATTCTTACAGACTGGCGTAATACAAGATTAAAAACAGTTAGTGTTGGTACTGTGCTTCGTGACATATCATTGTTTTCAGCAATATTTACTTATGCTCAAAAGGAACTGTTTTTAATTGATAGCAACCCATTTTCTATAGTTAGTAAGCCATCACAACCAAAATCAAGAAATCGACGTATAAATGCTCATGAAATTGATTTGGTTTTAAAAGCCCACGATTACAATCACGGACAAACCCCCACTGAAATTAAACATTTTATAGCATGGGCTTTTTTGTTTGCGATTGAAACGACAATGAGGCAGGGTGAAATATTATCTATTCAGCGATCCAATATTTTTGAGGATTATATTCACTTACCTGACACAAAAAATGGTGATTCTCGTGATGTTCCATTAATGGCTGGTGCAAAGGAATTATTAAAATTAATTCCTAATAATGGATCTGATAACTTGCTGAATATTAGCAGTAGTACTTTTCAAAATACGTTCAGTAAAAAGTTAAAGAAAGCTAATATTAAAGAAATGCACTTTCACGATACTCGGCATGAAGGGATTACGCGTCTGGTTAAGTTAAGAAAAGTGCCAATTGAAATTTTAATGAAGATAACAGGGCATAAGACAGCAGGGATTTTAATTAATACGTACTACAATCCTACAGCGAGTGAAATTAGCGCAATGCTAAACGAGTCTAATTGACTCGTTTAGCTCCACGTTTGTTTCTTTGTGGTTGAGATAAAATTACCATTGCTGTTTTAGAATCGTAGAGGTGTTTACCGTTAGTGCCTTGGTTATAACCTTCAAGTTTTTTAATAATTGTGGTTTTTGTCAAACCATACTTTTCAACCAACCACGAAACAGAAACTAAGGTGGGTATTTTTTCCATTTCCAATCCAGTCACTTTTCCACCAAACACATTCTGCCCAAGCATCAATTGTGGTGGTGTATCTGATTCAACTGTGATTGTGTATTTTAATGCCCCCATCATGAAACCTCCTTTAAGCTATTCATAACCGAACCCGATAAAATCGATTTATGATTAATTTCTAAAATCTCATCAAAACTTACAAAGAACGGAACACCATCAACAAGATCATTGCCAACAATTGCGCTTGGGTCGTCAATGCGACGAACAATCCCGGTTACCACAATTACTTGACCTAAAAAGTTTTCAAATTGAGCTTTGATTGTGTCGCCAATTTTCAAGACAGGTTTTTCAATCATGATTTTTCTCCAACCCTGCAACCATTGCCGCATAAACTTGAATAGCAGGGTAGCGATATAGTCGTTCACCTAGTGGTGCATTATCATTTAGGCATTCAGAATTAGCTTTTGCGCCTATTTGAATCATTTCTTCGGTTGGTACTCTTGGAACTAAAACAAACCCTTCTAGCTTTAATGCTTCAATCACTGCATTGGCTTGATCTTCTGTGAATTCAGAAAAGCTAGTTTGTAAAGTCTGGGTAATAATATTTTTAATACTCATCCCTTTTGCTCCTGTGCTTCAATCATCTCGTCAATGACTTCCTCAACAAAATCTAACCCCATCAACTGACCAAAAATTTTATCGTTGTAACCTTCTTCATGCAGAACATTGTTAAGACGGTCGTAATGATTTTCCATGGTTGTTTTTAACTTCGATACAAACCCTTCCGGCACCGCTTGGGCATCGGCGTTAATCTGTGAATATAAATCCTGTCTCTCATCAAGTAATTCTGTCACTCGATTATTAAGTCGCCCAATTTCAAATTCAGGTACACTCGCTTTGGCTGCTTGCCATGCTGACCAACCAAAATTAATGTTATCCATAAACCGTGATGACAAGTAATTTGAATGAAAAGCATTAATTTCAGGCTTGAATACAAGGTCCTTAAATTCGTCTTGGGTTATTGCTTCTTGTTCAAGCAATTCCGCTAGATATAAATCTTTTTCTTTCTGAATAACCATCACGCCACCTGATTCAATAAGATTGTCAAAACCCCAATCGCTACTAAAAAACCAAATCCATATATAAATTCTTTCATATTCTTCACCAGTGGCCGCACCGGTTAGGGTGCGACCTGAATTTAGTTAATCTTGTAATTCAGATTCACGAAGTTGAGCTTCTTTATCGATACGATCACGATCTGCGGTAGATAACTCATCAAATGCTGGATCTGCATATTCAGCGTTAATATCATCTTGAGACTTGGCGTTTTGAATTCGCTTGATCACAGCATCGACATAAGACACTTCTTCAACACCTGCAAACATGTCTTGCTGATTTTCTAAGAACTTTTTACGTGCTGCATAATCGGCAAGTACTTCACCCATATCGTCATTGGTTAGCTTTAACTTGTAATCACGAACGGTTGCCGCAATTTCTTTTAATGCTTCAACACTAGGCGCATTGGCAATTTGATTTTTCAGTCCACCTTTAGCCATTTGGCTTTTGATTGGGTCAGCAGATGTAGGCTGTTTTTGTTGCTGTACTACTGCCTCGGCTTCAGCCTGTAATCGTTTGAGCTCATCGACACTTAACTCCGCATCAACCACATCACCTGATTTTGAATTTTGGACTTTTTCAGCTTGCATCACTTCTACAGCCGGTACTTCTTCAACTACTTTTGGTGTGCGAGTGCGTGGCTTTTTAGGCTGTTCAATTTCTTTAGCTTCTTCTGCGGGTGAAGAAGTATCAGCAGAAACTTCTTTAACTACATTTTGCTTAATAGTTTCCATAGTTACAGGTGCAACATTGGCAACCGGTTCAGGTGTTACATCAATGATTGCGTCAAGTTCTTCATCTTGTGTGCGAATGCCCATAAGTACTTCTGGTGCATAGATACGACCGAAGAATGAAGCAGCACGATAGCGAAGCATTTGCTCAGGCATAGTTTGCCATTTAGATCCGTTCTTTTGATACCAACCTTCCTTAACCGCCATTTCCATACTGATTTCAGCAGATTCAAGACGCTCACCGGTAGCAGCTTCAATTGCCCAAGCTTTGCAAACCATATTGCGCAACTTAATGGTATGTACTTTTTCTTCAGGTAAATTTTTACGTTGCTGTGGATTCCATTTCCATTCTTTGGTGGTGTATGTCACTTCAACTTCACCACGATCTTCAACTTGGAAACGAAGTGGTGAGTACTTACCAGATGTATTGATTGCACCAATCACAAATTGAGACGACCAAGCTGGGCGACCTTCAACGATGTAAAGGTTTTGCATGATCATTAAAGGATCAGCACCCATGCGATTTGCCATATTCAAAGCAATCACACAGTTGGCCAAACCATTCGGATTTGGTTCAGAGCGATATAACCAGTTGCCGTTTTGATCTTTACCATCCTTAATTTTCAAAGTATCGCGGTAAACTTCTGGCACCATAGTTGAAGCCGCAAGCATTCTTGCAATACGTTGAGCAAGCTCAAAACCTTCAAGGCTTGTCAAACCCACTTCAACAGGACGTGGTGCAGCATGTACTTGACGAGAAGCGCGAAGTTGTTCAGTTGTCATTACTTGAGAAGTCATAGTTTTATTCCTAATTTTTAAAATTAATTACTTACGAAATTTGCATGTAGAGAAAGCAGGGCAGAATTTTTCACTGCAAAGCATTGATTTAGAGTTTCCGTAAAACATACCGTTTTTGAGTACTTGAGACGCGTATTGAAGTAGTCCTGGCTCTTCTTCTGTACCTAGAAGTACTTCGGCAGGTGATGGAATTTCACCAATACCCACGTGCTGACCTTTATCTGTTTTTGCTGTGGTCAAACCATAAATACGAGCAGGTGCAGTGATTGGTTCTTGTAATGCATGAGAAGCCAAAACGGTGTAAATCCCCATTTGTGGTGTATGGCCAGAAACTTTGACCAAACCATCACTACCTACCGCAGCCTTACCGGTTTTGATGTCACTGATACCCAGTTCAGCATCTTCATTTTCATAAATACGGTCGATTGTTCCAGTGAGTTCAATGCCTAGATCGGCAAGAATGAGCGACTCACAACGAACTTCCACTCCAATGAACTTTTGAGTAGGCGCAATGTGTGTGATGTACTTTTGCATCAAAGACTGGCCAATAACTTCAGCACTGTTCTGATCCAAGTCAGACCAATCTACTTCTTCATTTGGTTGCCAGATTTGGTGATGAAGAATCTCTGTACATTCTTCAACAGACACATATTCACCAATAAGGTTTTGATAATCCCATTGTGTAACCGCTTCATGAATTGCAGTACCTAAACGAGTACGTGCACCGGCTGGATTACGCTTATTTAAAAGGTTTTTTGCTTCCCAACGTGCAGGGCAGTCGAACAAGTCAGACAATGAACTGGCGCGGATCGGAATAACTCTTGTAGGAAATACGGCAGCGTTCATATTCTTATCCTTTTTCTTTAATAACAATGTGAACAGGCCCTTCACGAAAGCTAGTGACGCAACTCATGGTTCCATCCAATTCATCGCGCTGATTTTGGTTTAGGTTGCGCCACTTAGAAATTGTCCAATCACCCTTTAAAATTCCTATAGGGGAACAACCCTGCATGGAACCATGGCTATAACCATTCTCTTCACACCATTTACAAGCTGCGGAATAAGCTTGAAATGTGCCTTCTTGGGTAAAAGTAATAACTTGATCAGCCATGAGCTCAACCCCCGAAAAACAAAGTGATAAAAAAGCTAATGAGCAACCAGGCTACAAGAGAGAAAGCTGCGAAAAGAAAAATATCTATTACATCCGCTTTAAGTTGAGCACGGCGAGAAAGGCGCATTTCTTCTGATTTAGGGTGCTGAAATAGCACAGGCTTTGTATTGCTTTCGTTCTTTGCGAACTCTGGCATTTGACTATGCGAAGGATATTGATTCATAATTGCCTCGTTACAGTAATTAAGCTCCGTGTCTGCCAAGATCATTCGGAGCTTTTTTATTGGGTACGAGACTAATATCGCATTAACGATAGTTTTAAGTCAATAGCTATAGCGATATATTATCGCAAAAAAGATAATATTTATTTTGGATATTAAAAAAACCCGCATAAGCGGGCTAGAGCAGATTTAGTATTTTAATAGGATGTACACAATTTACCTTTGTATCTGTAGTTTTTAACTACCCCATTTACTAATTTGAATTCAAGCTTGCATGAAATGTCGAATGTATTATTTGTCGTAGTTGTCTGTATCTGATTACCAATTACATAAGATGAACTAGAATTTGGCAACCTAACCGTATCATGTTGATTATACTCAACCACCTCAAAACTATCGGACTTATACTCTTTATCAGGGATGCCCATATCATCAATTAGCTGTTCTTTGGTTAGCCCTTTTTTTGCCTCCATTCTTTTCTCAAACTTCCCGACGGTAGCACAAGCTGATAATGCTATTACACTAGCTGTTAAAACGATTACTTTTATTAGCTTCCCTTTATCCATTACCAACTCTCCATTGATTGCCAAGACCAAGCCCAGCCAATAATTTCAAATTGCTGATCAATTATTTCTTGAGCCGTTAGTCTTTCTTCTGGAAATTCAGCTGCATTGTCAGAAACAATTCGTACACCACCAAGAGGTAGGTTATACAGTCGCTTAAACTTAAAAAGCCCACCGTGACAAATAGCAAAAACCTTTCCATCCCTTACAGTTGTTCTTTCCAGATCAACGTAAACAGTGTCCTTGTCTTTAATGGTTGGTAGCATTGAATCACCACTTGCAGGAAACGCTACACAATATTGTTGATGAATGTGCCTATCTTTCAGAGAGTTGCTGTTTATAGTAAGTTCCTCATAATCCTCATCAAGAGCTTCACCAAAAGCGCCCGATCCACAAGAAACAGGAAGATTTGGATAGTACCTAATCTTCACTAAATTATTTACTTGATAAATAATCTCATCATTATTATTTACATGCTCGACTATTTGATCGATCGCGCCCTTAGATTCTTGTTTTCCAGTCAATAAATAGCTACTGGAAGTTCCTAATACTTGAGCAACTGCTTCCATATTTTTAGCTGATGTACTTTTCTTATCATTTTCTAAATCAGAAATAGTCGACTGTCCTACCTTTGCTCTTTTGGCTAGTTCAGGCTGTGACATATTCAAAGACCTTCTTAAAGTTCTAATTCTATTTCCTACACTCATGATGGTACTCCGAAGTTGATATCGCTATTGTGATACAAATTTATATCGCTATGGCGGTTGCTTAAATATCGCAATCAAGATAAATTATCCCGATAGCTATTACGGGAATTGAGAAATGACTGATTGGAGTCAGCTAATTAAAGACCTTCAAGACAAAAAGAAGGGAAATATGACCCAGCAACAGATTGCTGAAAGCGTTCCATGTTCACAGAACTATATAAGCGACCTAAAAACCGGGAAGAAAGGTAAGAGGCTTTCTTATGAAATCGCTGAAGGATTAAAGAAATTGCACAAAGAAAAGATTCATCCAAAAAGTGAAGGGGATGAATGATGTCTGAAAAATTACTCGAAAGCATTACTTTTAAATGTACCGATGGCGAAAAAACCAAAGCTATAGCTATTAGTAAGTCTAAAAAATTTAATTCTGTTTCTGAGTACATACGTGACCTTGTTAAGCGAGATATCGCTGAAGTTGAAGCGTATTTAAATACTCTCATGCCGGTTATGGGTCTTACCAAAGAAACCGAAGATACGTTTCACCTTGAACTGGCACCACGTCCGATCCGTGACGTAACTCCAAAATACACAGGCACAAAAAATGCCCAACTGTGCGACCAGTTGAGCATTTTTGCCATTCCACACAAATGTGAAGAATGAGGAACCCGAATGCCAAATTTAGCACAAAACATGAGTCAAAAGAAAGATCAATGTGGGGGAGTTGCTCAAGTTATCAGTTTCCCCAAGCCTTCATTAATTCGAGAGGCGATAGTGGATATTCGTAAAAATGAAGATGGTTTTACACCATTACCTAATTTTATTTGCGATGAGGGCTATTTAGCCGTTCTGGATGGGGATGCGATTAAATGTTTAGTTTTCTTAAATCGCCACGTCAAAGGCTTTCATCTTAAAAGCAAGGGAATGTCAGAGACTTTAGTTAAGAAGATCACTGGCATTAAAGATGGGCGTACTGTTCAAAAGTACATGGCCCAATTAGCCAAATACCAATTGATTGAAATCCATAAAGAGAAAGGAAAAAGCAATGTCTATTTCCTTACTTTTGATAACCGACTACCTACACAGCATGTAGGTACTTTTAATGCACCTACACAAAATGTACCTACATCACATGTAGGTGGTGTACCTACACAGCATGTACCTAGTAGTACCTACATGGCATGTGGGTCTGTAAAAGAAATAGATTTAAAAGAAAATATTAAAGAAAAAAAAGAGGAGGATTCTTCTGAAAAATCACGTTCTGAAGATTTCTTAGATTCATTCGAATACCACCAGGACAATCGAAACTTGTACAGCCTGAGAGAGCTTGCAGGTGTGTATTCAATTCAATCTGATTTGCACACCCAAGCGAAGAACCTGAATTCTGAACTTAGCGATGAATTCATTTTTGCTGAACTCAAAGGCTTTGCTCAGTGGGCAACAAACCAGTCAAAAAATACTGCACAGGGTTGGATGAATTACTGGATCTATCGCATTCAGAATTTGAAATCATCAAAACCTAAATCACAAACCCAAAAACCGAAAGCGAAAAAGTTGTCTGATTCCCAGATCGATTATTTCGTTTCAGAGCTTTGTAACCACGGTCCATTTGCATCGAATTTTTCTAATCCTGGAGAACCTCAAAAATCATTTGAGGCTCGAATCAAAGCGAATCTAAGAAATTCTGAACACATCAAGAAATATGGCCGATACCTTCACGAACTAGGGTTTGTGGTTGCAGTGGAGGATTTCGCATGACCCAACAACAAATGATTGTAGCGCCGTGTAAGAAACCGATTGATGCAACACATATCGAATCAGACGGCACATTTTGGAAGAACGAAAAGGGGAACTGGTACCACTGGAACAGACATTTTAAAAAATGGTGTGGCTATGCAGGGAATGCAAATCAAGCCTTTTTAAACAAATTAAGAATGGTGGCTTAAATATGAGATGGAGCGAGGAACAGTTAGACAATCATTTAAAAACGCACCAAATGCGAAAAAATGAGGGGCAGGCGCAATTTAAAAAGAAAATTGAAGCAAAGGTACGTAAAGCAAACAAAACGCTAAATACGAGCAATGGGGAAGAAATACAGATAGGTGAAATTAGAACGATTTTAGACTGTGAAATTGCAACAGTTCCACCTTCTGTAAATCACTACTGGGTAGCAGCAGGGAAGCGTAGATATTTGAGTGATCGGGCTATCGCTTTCCATGAAGTCATTAAAATTTTAGTACCGGCATTAGGTTCAACTTCACGTTTAAAACTTGATGTGACTTTTCATTTTCCTGATCGACTACGCAGAGATATAGACAACTATCTCAAAGCAACAATCGACAGTTTAGTGAAATGTGGATTCTGTGCTGATGATGAACAATTTGACACGTTGATAGTGAATCGCGGTCCTGTTGTAGATGGCGGTTTAATAAAAATTAAAGTTTTTGAATTGGGGTGAATTTATGGGCATGACGGTTGATTTATTAGCTTCTGCGGACTCTCCTCGCGCACGCGCGCGTTTTATTAACCAAAGAACCAAGAAAAAGGTTAAAGAATTCCTCGTTAAACGTCGTGGATATAAGCGTCCAGACTTCAACCGCATGATCTTAGATTTAGGCCGCTTAGGTTGGACCCATGAAAAGATTGCGGACGTTTTACCGGTGTCTGGTGCGTCTACAGTCAGTGAATGGTCAAGGGGTGGTATTCCCAATTATGACAACGGCGATGCATTCATTTTGCTTTGGCAAATTGAGGTTGGTTTAGATCGCTACCCACGTGAGGGTGAATGGGCAACGTACAAGTATAAGATAGGGCAATTAGACATGTTTGATGATTGGGATGAATTAGATGCTGTGATTGAGCAGCTGGATGAAGGGATAAAAAGCCCTTAGAGAAAGGGCTTTGGGTATAAACTACTTCTTATTTAACCTTGGATGTTGATCAACATAAAGTTCATATCTATCATCCATTAGTTTTGCGTCATAAATTTTAACTTTGGTTTTATTTGTTTTATTAAACAATGAGATTGTTTCTTTTAATAATTTTAATTTATTAGTAGAGCCAAATTTTGTTCCTGTAATTACACTTGATAAAGTAGAAGGATTATATTTGATTAATAAAGAATCATCTTCACTTCCAAAGGCACGATATTCATTTTCATAAAACCAACAATCGGATTTTCGTAGTAGCGCTTTTTCAAGAACATCGAAGTTGATATCATTTGTATTAGATTCAGTGAATTTTTTTAGTTCAGCAAGACTCATTTGAATAACAGGGAATGTATTACTATAGGATACGGGAATAGGAATCAAACTCTCAGAAAAATCCTTAGGAATTTTAAATTCCAGCATTAAGCCTTTGTGATGATCTGCGTAATGAGACCACATCAAAATATTTAATGGATTGGAATTGAAACAGGTTATAGGGATTTTTTTTCTTAGAGTATTTATTTCTTTTTTGAGTATTGGTTTATATATTTCTTTGAATTTTTTGATAATGATTTTTTTTCCAGCTTTCCATTCAGCGTTATTTACAGGCTTCTCAATTATACTTTCAAAGTCATCTTTTGTTAAATTATCTAAATTTATTAAGTCTAATTTGAATAGAGAGTCATAAGGATCATTAAAGTTATCTGCATAATTATATTTTAATTGAGTATTATTAAAAATCCCAAATACTAAGTTGTCTGCATCAATAGAAATATGCTTATAAAAATAATAGTATTCATCATCTTGAATAAGATGGTCTTTACTATATTTTTCTGCAAAAATTTCAGGAAGAGGATTGGTTGTCATAAGTGCTTATATTATAAAGTTTAAAACGCAAGTACATTATATTAAGTTCTAATTTCACACAACAAACCGCTACACATAACCCTGCAATCTAGCCCTATTCATTAACGAATGGGGCTTTTTTATGGCACGTCAACCAAGAACACCAGGTGCAACAACAGAAGCACCGAAAACAACAGAAGTGGCAACTCCAACAACAGCGCAACAATCCGATGATGTTCTAAATGAAATCCTCGGTACGCCTGATATCGAAGATGCCAAACCTACTACTTCAACCGAACCAACTGGTACAGCTTATAAACCTGAAATTTTACTTATGGGTGAACCCATCGATGAAGATCCACAGGCTAAAAGTGAATATGAAGAATTCCTTGAGTGGCGAAAAAACAAAGCTGTAGCAGCCAAACCAGTAGCACAGCATGTACCTGCATCTGGTGTACCTAGTGAACCAGTTACAAAGCGTACTCGTCAGTTTTGTGGCCCTCAAGGTTGGACTTCAGAGGAGTACTAAGCATGTGCGGAAAACCTAAAACGGTTGAGCAGGATCCAGAAGGCGATGCACAACGTGCCGCTGAAAAGGCAACGGCTGAAGCAAATACCAAGAAAGCTATGCGTCGTACCTCGGCAGGTAGTATGAGCGTTCTTGGTGCACAGCCTGATATCTCTAAAACCAAGTCAACTCTAGGCGGTGGCTAATGAATAAAGACGCTCGGAAGCTTGTTGCTCGTTTAAGTCAGCTTAAATCTGCACGTTCACAGTATGAATCGCACTGGGCAGATTGCTATAAATACGGTGCACCAGAGCGTCAACAAAACTTTAGTTCTAGCTCTGATACTAAAAGTCAGCGTGAAACTGAACGTGCTGATTTATACGATTCAACGGCGGCAGATGCACTGCAAGTTCTCGTTTCGATGATTATGAACGGCGTAACACCTGCCAATGCCATTTGGTTTAAAGCGCAGCCTGATGGTGTGGATGATATTTCTGTCTTAACTGAGGGTGAGCGATGGCTTGAAGATGCTGCTCAATTCATGTGGCGCAATATCCATGCAGCAAACTTTGATAGTGAAAGCTTTGAAACGGTCACTGATATTGTTACTGCCGGTTGGGGTGTTCTTTACACGGATATTGATCGTGAAGCAGGTGGCGGTTATGTCTTTGAGTCTTGGCATATCGGGAACTGTTTTATTGGTTCAACACGTGCTGATGGTCGAATAGATACCATTTACCGTGAACATGAAATGACAGTGGAAGCCATGATCAATACTTATGGTGAAAATAATTGTCATCACAGTGTGGTTGAGAAAGCCAAGAACTCACCAGATGAGAAAATGAAGCTGCTACACGTGATTCAACCACGCAAGCAAGTAGGGGCAGGTCAGATCAACAAAGCTATGCCTTTTGCTTCATATCATGTCGATATCAATAACAATTACACCATGAAGGAATCCGGGTACCACGAATTTCCATGCTCGGTACCACGTTTAAGACGTTTGCCCAATTCAGTCTATGGCAATGGTCAAATGACCATAGCTTTACCTGATGCCAAAACTGCCAATGAGTTGATGAAAAACACAGTTCGTTCGGCAGATTTGCAGTTAGGTGGCATGTGGATCGCAGAAGATGACGGCGTACTCAATCCGCATACCGTTCGTATTGGTCCACGCAAAGTCATCATTGCCAATTCAGTTGATTCAATGAAGCGCCTGGATGATGGCACTAACTTTCAAATTGCTGATTATCTGCTTACCAATATTCAAGGTGGCATTCGTCGCAAGTTAATGGCTGATCAGTTGCCAAACATCGGCACCACTCAAATGACAGCAACGGAGATTCACACACGTGTTGAATTAATTCGTCAAATGCTTGGACCAATGTATGGACGACTTCAAACCGAATACCTGCAATCAATCTTAGATCGTTGTTTTGGTCTGGCTATTCGCTCTGGTGCTTTAGGCCAGCCACCTGAAGAGCTTTGGGGCAGCAATCTTTCATTCAAGTTTGTATCGCCTATGGCACGTTCACAGCGCATGGAAGAAGTGACAGCAACAGAACAGTACATCATGAGTCTTTCTCAATTCGCACAAGCAGCACAAAAGCCAGAGATTCTGGACAATGTTGATTTTGATGCAGCTGCCGTGTTTACCGGTAATGGACGTGGAGTTCCACAGAACATTATGCGTACTGCCGATGAGGTTAAAGAGCTTCGTGATATACGCCAAAAGAGACAGGAAGAACAGGCGCAGCAACAACAGCAACAGCAGATGATGCAAATGGCAGGCGGTGCAGTTGCTAAAGGAATTGAGAAGCAGGTAGGAACGGAGGTGATGCAGTGATTTTAATTATCGCGGTGCTGGCAATCCTTTTGCTGATTGCATGTGTTGGGTGGTGGGGCTGCTACAGATCTAAACAGCTTGCAGTTGCTGCAAGTGAATTTGATAGAAGTGCAGCAAACACTCTTGAGTATCAGCTTCATGAAGAACGGTTAAGAGTAAATAACCTTAAAGCTGAATTAGCCGAACCTCCATTACCCGCACCAGTAACAGAAGAAGAACCAGAGCAAGGCAATTTTGTTAAACGCAAAGCTATACGCCGTGCAACCCCTGAAACCTATCGAAATGTATTTGATTTAGACATCAATGGTCAGCGTGTAATCGAACATTTGCAACTTACTTTTGCCAATAAATCTACCTATGTCCGTGGCGGTCAAGATGCTGAGCGTGAGTCTTGTTTTAAAGCAGGACAGGCGAACGTCATAGGTTTTATTTTCAATCAAATCAATCAAGCGAATAACCCAGACTATAAGGAAGAAATAAATGACTGATCCAGTTAATGAGCCAGTAGTACCAGTAACAGATCCAGCAACGCCACCAGTAAGCGTGATGGGTACGCCACCTGAGCCAACTCAACCAGGTGATGAGCCGCCACTTGATACACCGGCACCAGTAGCAACCGTTCCTGATTCAATTGACGGTTATGAAGTCGATGTCGAAGGATTTAACTATGACGAATTCAAGGCGATTCCTGAAAACCAAGAATTCTTAGAACGTGCACGTGAAGCAGGTCTGGACAGTAAGAGCTTAAATTTCTTGCTGGGTGAGTATAACCAGTTAATTCCTGCGCTTATAGAAGGCAATGCAGCTTTAGACAATGAAGCATGCGTATCTGCCATGAAAGAAACATGGGGAGCAGATACCGATACTAATTTTGGCTTTGCGAAAGCTGCTGCAAATAATGCTATTCAGAACGGCATTCTTACACCAGAAGAAGTGAACAGTCCTGAATTTGGTAACAATCCACTGGTGTTGAAAATGGCTGCTCACTTTGGTGCACAGCTGCAAGAAGATACACCCCCTTCTAACACCCAACAAAGCGGTGCAGTAGATGTTCAATCATTGATTGCATCAGAGGCATACATGAATGACAGTCATCCTGACCACAAACGCGTATATGCCCAAGTTGCAAAGCATTTTGAGAAAACAAGCAGATAAGGGGTCTAGCCAATGGCTACAGTTAACGAAAACAAAATAACGGCGGCGTTTGTACAGCAATATCATAATACCTATGAAGTTGCATCAATGCAGAACGAGTCCCGCTTACTTAAAACTGCGGTAAATCGTGGCGTTATTGAAGGTGAGTCATTCACTATTAACGACATGGGGCAAGTTGAAATGTCAGCGTCTGGTGCGCGTTTCGGGGATACAACCTGGACGATTCCTGATACTGGTGTACGTACTGCATTGATGTCTGATTTCGATTTGTTTATCCCGATTGAAAACCGTGATTTACCAAAGTTAAAAGCCACGCCAAATGATAAGTACATGAAAAATCTTATCAGCGCAAAAAATCGCAAAACGGACGACATTATCTACCAGGCGTTGGTTGGTGGTGTGACACGTACCAGTGTAAATGATGCAGGTGTTAAATCAGTTGCTACGGTTCAATTGCCGGCTGGTCAAATCATCTTGTCAGGCTTCGGCACATTAAAAGCACAGTTGGTTAAAGCCAAGGCTCTATTCCGTAAAAACGAATGTGATGAGCACAATGGTGAAACACTTAATATTCTTTACACATCAACCATGTTAGAGAAAATCTTAGGTGATACCACGCTTACATCAGCTGATTTCATGGCAGGTAAAATGCTGCAAGAAGGCGGTGTTGGTGGTAAATGGTTGGGCTTCAACTGGATTCCATATGAAAAACTAAACCAAGGCGCAGCAGTTGGTGAGTTACGTACGGTTGCTTACTGTGGTTCTGCGGTTCACTTTGGTGATGCAGCAATTGCAGGGTTTGATATTTCTACCCGTCCAGATAAGAAAAATATTAAACAGGTTGGTGGTGTTCATTCGTTTGGCGCAGGTCGTGCTAATGAAGTGAAAGTCGTTGCAATTGATTTTGTAGTCTAACAGTCAACTTTGGCTTCACACCTCTGAGCAGGGTGTGAGGTCTTTTTTATTCTTAAGGGTTGAAATTTTATTAAGTAATCCAATATTAAATTTTAAATTAAACAAAAGAGTAAGAACCAAAATGAGTCACGAAGAAATTAAACAACGCATACAAGAAGAACTCCAAATTTTAGATATGCATAAAGAAAATTTAGATGCCTTCATAAAGCTAGGCTTTAAAAACTTTGCGAGTAAAGACATTCGACATGAAATGTTTCTCCAAAATGAGTCTGCAGTAGAAAAATACAATCAGGAATTTAATCGGTTAATTTCAGAGATTAGTTTGTCTGGGCAGAAAATTTCAAACCTTAATATTGAATTAAAAAACTTCTTTTTCAAAAATAGTAAACCATAGTTGATAATTTAGTTACTTACCCAACAAACCACACCTCGAAAGCCCTCAAGATCATTAAAACTTGAGGGCTTTTTTATGACTACAACATCAATATCCATATGCAATGAAGCACTAAGCATGATCGGTGCAAAGACAATTCAATCCTTTGATGACAATACAGAAAACGCACGCCGTTGTGCTGCTGTCTATGATTCATCACGCCGTGCTTTACTTCGTATGCATCCATGGTCATTTGCAAAGAAACGTGCACAACTTGCACCAGTGACCACTTATCCGGCATTTGGTTATAGCCATGCTTTCCCATTACCTAAAGATTTCATTCGCGTCATTAGTGCAGGTGAGTACAGTTACGAGTTTGAAGAACGTCATATTCTTGCTGATACCAATCTAATTAACCTGGTGTATGTAGCAGATCAGGACAATGAAGAACTATGGGATTCATTATTTTCTGAATGCATGGCGCTGTATCTGGTCCATAAACTTGCCAAGCCAATCACAGGCAGTCAAACCGAAGCTGATAGCGCATGGCAAAAACTACAAAACATGCTTAAACAGGCACGTGCTATTAATGGTCAGGAACGTCCAGCACAGGACTTTGCAGCAGATTACTACCCTTCATTGATGGGAGTGCGCCACCAATGAAACAGCACATCATGAAGAATAATTTCAGTGCCGGTGAATTAGCACCGACACTATATACACGTACTGATATTCAGCAGTACAGCAACGGCGCAAAGACGCTTAAAAATGTGATTCCACTGGTTGAAGGCGGAGTACGGAAAAGACCAGGTACTTTCTTTTTAAGCAATCAAAATGCTGCAGTTCGTTTAATTCCGTTTGTTGTGAATTCGGACAATTCATTTTTGATTGTTTTGAAGCCCAATCTGATTGAGGTCATCAACCCTAAAACAATGATTCGGATTGCTAATTTTGCAAGCCCATACACCAAAGAACAAATACCTAACATACAGTTTGTTCAGTATCGCTATGAAATGTTTATGACGCATAGTGAAGTACCTGTTCATCGGTTGTCATGTAATTCAGATTACGGAAATTGGCAAATCAATGAGTTTGTTTACTCTCATGTTCCAACTGATTCTGAAAGTGCACGCTACCCATTTCGAAAGGGTCAATCATCAGGAAAGGATCTAGGGGTATTCGTATCATTCACACTTCAAGCAATCAACAATTGGGTTGAAACGCAGCCTTACTTAGCTGGTGACGTTGTTGCTTACACTGGTATTTATTTTCAAGCACTTCGAGACAACACAAATAAGCAGCCTAATTTAAATTTCGCAGATTGGGCACCCACTACAACTGAACTCGGGGCGGTATTTACTGCAGCAGATGTGGGTAAGTACATCGAAGTAAACGGCGGGATTATTAAAATTACGCAGTACATCAATGCAGATTGGGTCAACGGTGAGATTCTTAAAAAGCTTGATGCCAATATTCTAGCAATTGAGCGTTCATGGGGCATTATCCCTCCTGCATTCAATGGGGTGAATGGCTACCCTCGTTGCTGCACTTATTACAAACAGCGTTTAGTTCTGGCCAATACAAAAAAAGCACCGAATAAAATTTGGTTTAGTGGTGTGGGTGCTAATGGTAATTTCCTTGAAACCACAGAAGATGGCGATGCATTTAGTATTGTTTCAGCATCAGGTTTAGCCAACAGTATTTTGTTCTTAGAAGCACAGCGCGGTGTGGTATGTCTCACATCGGGCGGTGAATACATGGTCGACTCAGACGGTGCATTAACGCCTACAACCGTAAATATTAACGAACACAGTGCATACGGTGCCTATCCAGTCACACGGCCTGAACGAGTGGGTAATGAATTGCTATTCGTACAACGTGGCGGTGAGCGTGTACGTGCCTTGACCTATCGCTTTGAAGTGGATGGTTTAGTTTCACCGGAGATTAGTTCTTTATCTTCTCATATAGGTGAAATACACCAGGGCATCAATGAAATTTCATATCAGCAAGAACCTGAAAATATTGTCTGGTGCGTATTGGGTGATGGCAAAGTAGCATCGATTACATTTAATCGGGATCAAGAAGTAATTGCATGGGCACAGCATGACTTCGGTGGATCTGTACTTAGCATTAGTTCTATTCCGACTCAACTAGGTTCAGATCGTGCATTCATGCTCATCAATCGTGGTGGAACGGTTTGTTTAGAAGAATTGTCTTTTGATGCTTTGGTTGATTCACAAAGATCTGGAACGAGTGCACCAGGTTATTTAACCAATATTGTTGCTTATCAGCGAGAAGTTGATGCTGTTTATCAAGTTAGCGTAGGAAGTGAGGGTGCTAATTTTGGTCAAGCTATCGAATGCATTGTTGAGCTGTTTCCACCTGAGCTTAGCCAAGCACCCATGTCATCACTCATGCATAAAGCAAAAGTAGACCGTATAAGTTTCTTCTTTAACAAAACCATTGCACCAGAAATCAACGGCGAATTAATCGAATTATTCACCTATGACGACAATCCTTTAGCACCTCAAAAACCCCATACAGGCTATCACTTGCATGAGGGTGGCAGTTGGGAAAGTCTGCATGAAGTGCCTTTAGTAATTTCACACAACAAACCGCTACCGTTTCACTTGCAAGCTATAGCTATGCAAATGTCTATCAATGAGAAATAACCATGCGATTACGTGTAGCAACGCTTCCCGATGTGCCTGCAATGGTCGCATTGGGGCAGGAATTTATTAAAGAAGCGCCGAATTATCAAAGCCGTCCTTACGTTACTGAGCATGCAGAAAAGCACTTCACCAGTTTAATTAAGGGTGGCGGTGTGATCTTTCTAGTTGAGCATCAGGAACAAATCATTGGTGGTTTTGTGGGTCGTATAGGTGGTGACTGGTTCAACGATATAAAAATTGCATTTGATGATGTGCTGTATGTAGCACCTGAGTTTAGAAAATCCAGAGCAGCTTACATGCTGATTCAAGCGTTTATCCGATGGGCACAATTGATGGGTGCTGATCGTATCCAGTGTGGTACCACAACAGGCGTTGAATCGGCGGCATGCATTCGTTTGTACAAACACTTTGGATTCACCGAATACGGCACAGTTTTAGATTTGGAGCTAAAAGCATGAGCGATATTATTTCACCGGATAATACTGGGCTTTTGGCTCATATCTTAGGCGATATTCAAAACAAGGCTTATATCGATGTAGTCCGTAATGTTCAGCAGCAAATTACCGATAATGCTGAATTGATTGATGTGCCTGTAGTTCACCACTTTGCACCTGGTGTTTATATGCGTCAAATGGATGCAGCTGCAGGAACTTTAGTGGTTAGCAAAATGCACCGTACTGAGCATATGAATGTCTTGCTCACTGGATCTCTAACCGTTGCTACTGAAAACGGCATTGAATTATTGAAGGCACCGGTTGTTTTGAAATCAATGCCAGGAACAAAACGGATTGGTTATTTTCATGAAGATAGTTCATGGATCACAGTGCATCCGACCAATGAAACAGATTTAGAAATCATTGAGCAGCAAGTAATTGTACCGGATGATGAGATTGATCAATTCCTTGCATCACTTCCAAGCAAATGTAAGGAGATTGAATAATGTCGTGGATGGCAGTAGCAGCAGTGGCAGCAGTAGCAAGTACGGCTATTGCAGGTATTTCAGCATACAACTCTAACAAAGGCATGGAAGAACAAGCTGAAGCCGATGGTAGAGCACAATCAGCACGTGGACGATTAGAAGCTGAACGCATTCGCAAGGAAAAGGAAAAGGCTCAATCAACCGCACGTGCGGCACTTGCAGGAAATGGACTTGATGTGAATGAAGGTACATCAATTGTCATTAATGATGAGATTGAAAGAGCAGGTAACTATGATGCAAATATGGCTGAAATTACAGGCTATAACTCATCACAACAATTAAAAGCCGCGGCTAGTCAGCATAGAAGTAATGCCAATACAGCAGCAGCTACAGGTGTCTTAAATAGCGTTTCGGCTGGTTTAAATACTAAAAATGGGTGGAAATAATGGCTAAAATTCCGATGGGTAATTTTGGTAATGCGATGCCTAGTATTGATCGTATCCAAATGCCACAAAATCAAACGGGTCAGATGATTGCAGGTGCATTGCAGAATATTTCTCAAGTTACTGGTAAGCGAGTGCAAAACCTACAGCAAGAACAGGAAAAAGCAGAAGTATCAGCTAAGGTTTTGGAGTTGCACAACAACAAGATTGACGAACAAGAAGCCAAAATCAAGCTTGATGATACGCTTACTACTGAAATGAACGAGCAGGTGACATTGCTTAAAAACGATGTATCCAATGGAGCACTAAAAGCCCAAGATGCAAATGCGACTTTGCAGAAATGGTCACAAGATCGTTATAAGCAGCTTGAAAATGAAATGCCTGGTCATGCTCAAAAACAGTTAAAGCAATACTGGGATGAAAACGTGATTAAGCAGGCACCCGGCTTTTTACCGTTACAACTTCGTGCTGATGCTCAAAAGTCTGTTCAATTGGTGGATCGTGCTTTTGATATTGCAACTCGTTATGAAGAAAAACAGGGTGAGGAATATTTAGATACCTATCTAAGCACCGCTGATATATCTGAAGCCGCTAAGGGTGAGATGCGCCAAAAATACAAATCCACTCGTAACTTGATGTCAGTCGATGGGGTCATTAGTGATGCTGTATCAGCTAAAGATACGGCAAGACTACAAGGCTTAATTACTGATTTAGATGGTGGCAAGTATGCATATCTTGACGGTGCAACGGCGCAGCAAAAGAAAGCACAGGCTTTAAGCCGAATTGATGCCATTACCAAACAAGTTGAAGTTGAGGAAAATAAACGAAAAACAGAATCAGGCAAGGTATTTAATGAGTTTAAATCTCAGGTTCTGACTGGTCGTGCTTTGGAGGATAGTTATTTAGCTGATGTAGGTACTGCGGTAAAAGGTACTGAGCATGAGGGTGAATATCAATTTTATAAACAACAGTCTACCAATTTTCAAAGTTTTGGCCGTAAGTCTACCAGTCAAATGCTAGAGCTGATTAATCAGCAAAAAGCCAAAATGAAGAACAGTACAACCAGTAATGCCGTGACTGAAGAAAAGGTTTTAGGGGTATATGAAAGTTTATACCAGGAGAAGCTAAGTTTACTCAAAAATAATCCAAATCAAGCGGTACGTGAAACAGGTTTAAAAGTGAATGAACTGAGTGCGGTTGAGTTAAAAACCAATCCTTCTTCCTGGACACAAAAAGCGATTGATAATGGTACAAGCCAGTTAGCCCTTAAAGATGCAAATATAAAACTTGCACCTATTTCAGCTGAGGATTTGCCAGAAGCTAAAAAGACTTTTGAAGATATGGGCGTGAATGACAAAATCAATTTCATTGGTGGACTCGTTTCCAATGCTAAGAAATACGGTACTAAAGGTCATGCAATCTGGGGAGCTACTTTGGGTCAGTTAGGCGGTGGCGACCAGTCATATATCTTGGCAGGTATTGCACGTATGAGTGGCTTTAAATCAGATAAAGGTGAAGATGTAGCAACTGCAATTGTGAGTGGCACACAGGCGCTTAAAAACAAGCAAATGCTTATGCCGAAAGATGAAGTACTGAAGCAAAAATTTAATGAATATGTGGGTAATTCCGCTTCCGGCAATACAGCCAACATGACGTTCTCAGGCTTTAAATCTATTTATGCTCACCTTACTGAACGTGATAACTATCAGCATAAAGATAAGGATGATATTAGCGATTCTTTAGCAAAAACAGCATTAAGCATGGCGACTGGTGGTGTGTACGAGCAACCAGTGAAATATGGTAATCAAAAGAATTGGAAAGTATCCAAACCATACGGCATGAGTGATGACCGTTTTGAAACGATTGTTGATGGTCGTTATTCTGCCATCTCTCAAAAATACAAAATCCCTGAAAGTGAATTGAAGGATTTACGTTTACGCCGTGAAGGTACAACCGGCCCTAAAGGTCAGATCCGTTATGCCTTAATCAATGAGCGTGGCAAACCTTTGTACTACATGAACATGCCTGATGGAGTAACCAAGTAATGAGCAATTGGCTATCTGGATATTCAGGTGAAGATCAGCGTCAAGTTGATGAAGTAAACGCCAAAGGTATTGCGCATAAACCAACTCAACAGAAAAAAGAGCCTGGCTTATTTGATGGTGCAGGATCGGCTATTCCTCGTGGTGCTTTAGCAGGTGCGGTAAAGGTTGTTGATACCGTTGCCAAGCCTTTTGAACGTGTTGCTGACCACATTGGATATTCTATCAACGACACATTAAACGGTGGTCTTGATGGTGCGCTTGATGTACGTGAGCCATCATTTTCCGAAATTCATGCTGATAAAAATAAAGAGCGTCAAAACAAGTTGGTCATGGAAATTGAGCAGCTTGAAGATAAAGAAAATACAGGGCTGATCGGTAATATTGGTTTTGGTGTTTCTGACTTTGCCACACGTGCCCTAGGTGGTTCACTTGTCGCAGGTCCTGCGGGGGCAGTGGCAGCAACCGGATTATCTGAAACCAATTACAGCTATGAAGATTTAACCCATAAAGGTGTAGATTCTGGTACGGCTGCAAAGGTTGCTGTAATTGATGGTGTGGTAGCAGGGGCATCAGCTGCATTACCTATTAACTATGGTTTTAAAGGCACAGGCGGTTTAGTAAAAGATGCGGCATTATCTATTGGCGGTGCAACAGCATTATCTACCGGTGGTCAGGCTTTAAGTGGGGAAATTCTCAAATCAGAGGACTACAATAAACAAGCCAAAAAATATGAAATTACCGCTGAAAGCGTCGGCACTGAACTTGTGTTGAATGGCCTGTTATTCGGTGCAGGTCGTTATGCTCAAGGCTTAAATAAAGATATTGATGCAGAACTACATAATATTGATGTAGATGCATTAGAGACTAGAAATACACAAATTCAATCTGCATTGGTTTTAAATGAAATGCAGCTTGAGGATGCAGCCGCACCGGTTAAACCCTCTAATCCAATTCAACATAATAACCATCTTAAAAATATGAATGGTGCAGTTGAAAGCTTAAAAGCAGGTCGTCCGGTGAATGTGGTTCATCCTGTTAAAGGTGAAGAAAAACAAAAGCCTATTAATTATGATTCTATGGTCCTACCAACCAATGCAAAAACAATTGCACGTAAGGCACAGCAAGAAGGTGTAGATCCGTCGGTAGCTTTAACGATTAGTCATATTGAAACCGGTGGTTCATTCAGTCATTCAGCCAAGAATCCAACATCTACCGCACACGGCTTGTTTCAGGTACTTGATAAAACTTGGAAGGGTCAAGGCGGTGGTGATCGGAACAACGTTGATGAGCAAATCAAACAAGGCTTGAAGCATATTAAGAATGCCAATGCATCGATGCGTAAAAGTCTTGGACGTGAACCGGTTGCACATGAACAATATTTAGGTCACTTACTTGGACCAGGTGGAGCAGCTGCAGTTTTAAAAGCAGATCCAAATGCCAAGCTGATTGATATCGTCCGTAAATATGATTCTAAGAATGCCGATGCCATTGTGAACAATAACGGCATGTCTGGCTTATCAGTTGGTCAAGCGATCGGGAAATGGCAAACCAAGTGGAATCAGCTTAGTTCTCGTTATGGCGGCAATGGCACCAGTCATGCTATTGGCATGGACGGATCAAGCTATGACATGGCCTATGAAGTTAAATCACTGGATGAGCTAATTGCATCAAATGATGCAGCATATGGCGTAAATCCTAATTACCCATCTGAATTACAACCGCGTGACCGGACACGCGAAGCATCACGTCAGCAGATTGAAAACATGGCCAATGATTTACGTCCTGAACTATTGGGTGAGTCTTATAAGTTGTCTGATGGTGCGCCCATTATTGGTATGGACAATGTTGTAGAGTCTGGAAATGGTCGAACACTGGCCATTGGTAAAGCTTATGAAAATGGTCGTGCTGAAGAATACCGCACTTACATTGAGCAATATGCAGCGGATCGAGGGTGGGATATATCAGGCATAAACAACCCTGTTTTAGTGCGTACACGGCTCACAGATACAGACCGTGTGCAATTTGCCAAGTTAGCCAATGAATCTGATGTGGCGCAATTCAGCGCATCTGAGCGTGCATCAAGTGACGTTGATCGTTTACCCGATTCATCATTACTTAAAATTAATTCAGACGGAAATATCAACCTCGAGCAATCAATGGACTTTGTTCGGGGCTTTGTTAATTCTTTACCAAAATCAGAACACGGCTCAGTGATTACAGCAGAGGGTCGTTTGAGTCAGGAAGGTAAGCGCCGTATTGAATCAGCTTTAACCCAACGTGCATACGGTGATTCTAGTCTTGTAACGAGACTGGCTGAAAACTTGGATGATGATGGTAAAACTGTTTTAAATGCTTTGCTTCGTGCTGCACCACAACTGGCACAGCTAGATGATTTAGTGAAGCAAGGCGGACGGCACAGCAATAGCATTGCTCAGGATCTGGCGCAGGCAGCACAGAAACTCAGTGATTTAAAGAAGAATGGTCTAACTGTTGAAGACTACTTAAATCAAGGTCAGCTTATTGATGATGGGCTTGCACCTGGTGCGCGTGACTTTCTAAATGTCTTTGACCAGAACAAGCGTAGTGCAAAAGCCATTGGAGAAAATATTCAATCCAAGATTGATGAAATTGAATCTATGGGAGATCCACGACAAGGTTCATTGTTTGGTGATGGCCCAGAAGAATCAGCTGCATTGGATATTATTTTGAATAATCCTGATCAGGAGATTTCAGTTAGTCGTATTCGTCCAGATGGTGAAATTGAAGAAATCACTATGACTTTGCGTGAACGTCTGGATGAACTAGAAGCCGAAGCTAAGCAGGCTCAGCAAGATACCCTTGCAACTCAAACAGCAATTAGTTGTGCTTTACAGTTTGGGGGGTAAGTGTTAATTGTGAGACTTAACAATTTTATTATGAGGGTGAAATGGAAATAGCATATTTGGGTGGGGTAAAACACGGGGAAACAACAAAGGTTTTAGTATCTTATGATAAAACCAGTTTGGAATGGGAGGTTCAACGAGAAAAGCCCACACAAAATGTTTTTCGACAAGGTGGGGTTACAACCTTCACGAATAGACAAGAGTATGATGTTTATAAATTATTGATATTAGCAAGAGATAACGAACAAAAATTTTTCTATGTCTTAGAGTCACTTCAACGTGTTGAAATCGAAAAATTATCTCTAGAGTGTTGGGGTAAATCCGAAACTATTGGGTATATATTTTAATTAACACCCAACAAACTGTACGACTATTAATGCTCAGATAGCCTAAAACTATTTGAGCATTTTTTATGAAAGATCAATGCAAGGCCGCCGTAGCTAAAGCACTCGGCAAACAATCATTAAACCAACAAGAGGCCACGGACATTGAAAGCCGTATCAAAGATGCAATGAAGTCTTTGGCCAAAAAAGATATCAATGAATGGCGCAATTTATCCGATGTAGACAAGTTGATTAAAGCCGGTGAGTTTGTTGCTACCGATATTCAGGAACAATTAAAACGAAAGCATAAAATAGCGGCTCAAGACATTTTAACGCAATCTAAAAACCTTGCCGCTTTAGATCATGCCAATTTAACTGCCAGTGAAGTTGTAGACCGTATGGTGGCACCACATGGTGATATGTCAGGGGTTCAATCGATTGATTCTAAATCACGTGCCATTGCTTCGATTTACCGTGGTGATCTGGTGGACTTTTACACCAACATTAAAGGTGGTTTAGGTATATTCACTGATGCAGATTTAGTTCAAAAAATTGTACGTGAGCGTTTTGGACAAAACACCGGCGATGCTCTAGCCAAGAAAATATCTGACAAGATGGGTGATGTATTTGAAGGCATGCGTCAGCGGTTCAATAGATCCGGTGGTGATATTGGTAAGCTTGATGATTGGGGATTACCACAAACACATGACTTGCGGAAAATCGCTATTGCCGGAAAAGAAGATTGGGTAAACAAAGCTGAAAATCTGATTGATACATCCAAATACGTGCATGAGGATGGTTCATTTTACTCTCAACAACAGATTCGTGAATTGCTTGAATACTCATTTGATACGCTCACCAGTAACGGTGCTAATAAAACCGAAATAGGTCGTCAAGCTACAGGTGGTTCATCATCCAAAGTAACCAGTCGTCATTCTGAAAGTCGTGTACTGCATTTTAAAGATGCCGATGCCTGGTTAGATTATCAATCTGATTTTGGTGGTATGCCTTTTGTAGATCTGGTGGAGGCGCACATCAATGGATTATCTAAAGATATTGCCATGGTAGAAAATTTAGGAAGTAATCCTAAAAATGCTATGCGTATTTTAATGGATGCAGCAGAAAAAAAAGATTGGCTCAAAGGTATTGATGCGAATAGCACAGGAAAGTCACGTAAACGCGCACAAACCATGTTTGACGAATTTACAGGGCAGAACACACCACAGTCCGAAGTACTAGCCAATTTAGGCTTGGCATACCGTTCAATGAACGTTGCATCTATGTTGGGTGGTACAACTCTTTCAAGTCTTACCGATCAGGCTATGATTGCCAAAACTGCTTCGATTCACAATATTGCTTTCCGTAAAACTTTCGGTGAATTGCTCACACAGTTAAATCCAAAAAATAAAGAAGATCGGGAGTTAGCACACAGTTTAGGTTTGGCCACTGAGGAAATGCTAGGCTCTATTGCTCGATGGTCAGATGATGGCTTGACTTCGGTGCATGGTAAGTCACAAAAGCTTGCACGTGTGTCCAGTGGCATAGCATCTCAAGTTATGCGTATATCTGGCCTGAATGCTTTAACAGCTGCTTCAAAAGTCGGTTTTACTAAGATGTTGATGGAGAAATACGGACGTTTAAGCCGTGATAAAGCATGGTCTGAATTGAACACCAACGATCGTGAAATGATGGAAAAAACAGGATTGAGTGAACGAGCATGGGAAGTGATGCGCCTGGCTGATCCAGTTATCGATCGCAAGGGTAATCAGTTGATGTCAGCACGATCTATCTATGAAATTCCAGATGAACAATTAACCAAATTTGGTAATCCGCAAAAAATTAAAGATGAAATTGCATCACAGTTTCAAGCACATTTACTGGATGAACAAGGTATGGCAGTTGTTGAGGCTGGATTGCGTGAAAGAACATTCATGACACCTGGCATGAGAAAGGGAACGGCTATGGGTGAGATTGTAAAATCCATGCTGCAATTTAAATCTTTTTCAGCATCGTTCTTAATGCGTCATGGTTCACGTGCCATGGCACAGCAAGGCGTAAAGGGTAAAGCTGCTTATGCAATTCCATTGGTGGTGATGACTACAATACTGGGCGGTTTAGTTGTACAGCTTAAAGAATTAGCCAACGGTAATGATCCTTCTGAAATGTGGGACGGTGAAAAATGGTATACAGCCGGTATTGATTCAGATTTCCTAAAAAGATCATTTGTGGCAGGTGGTGGCTTGCCTGTACTGGGTGATATTTTAGTTGCTGGTACTGATACCAGTGGTCGTGATACAGGTGATTTTATTGCAGGGCCATTTGGGGGGGATTTCAAAACTATATTAAACCTAACGGTTGGCAATGCAACGCAAGCTGCTAATGGTATTGATACCAATGCAGGCAATGAAGCTTTTAAATTCCTGAAAGGCAAGATTCCTGCGCAAAACCTTTTCTACACCAAAGCTGCGACTAATCGAATGATTTTTGATGAAATGCAAGATATAGTTGCACCAGACTATCGTGAAAAGTTATTAAGAAAAGCAGAGCGTGAACACGATCGTACACGTTGGTTAGGCGATGATTGGGGTGATATCAAGATGCCTGAATTTTAAAAAGTTATTAAATATTAATAAGTTAATTTTTTGTACTGGGAATAGATGAAATGGCAAAAGCTATATTTAAATCTTTAGTTATAGACAGATGTGGAGTCGGCATTGTGCAAATCGGGGACCATGAAATAGAAGTAATCGGAGAAGCTAAGATAACTAATACTAATATAGCTTTGTTAAGCATGGAAAATGGGACTGAATTATCAAAAATTATAGAGCTCACTAGGATTTTCCCTGGTGTAGAAACAGAAACACTTAAAGAATTTCTTTCGGAATTTAAAACTAAATCTGATGTAAGCGAACAAAGTGTGCTGGATAAAATAACAAAGTATGGATTGCCAATAGCAACAAGCTTAACAACAATCATCACGTCAATAATTGGATGTCTGCCGAGTTAGTTATTTACCCAATTAAGCCTAACCGAAATCCCCGTATATATGACTTATGTACGGGGGATTTTTATATGTCAGACGAAAAGAAAGACGGTTTATTGAAGCCTGAAACAATCCAAAAACTTGAATTGTGTATGGAAATGGCTGCAACTGATGCCGTTGATTTAATTACTGAGGGTTATGGCCAAGATATTTTTTCCAAAGAAGGGCGAGGCGATAAAGTTTGGTTTTATAAAGGGGCAAAGGAAGCATTAACCAATGTTGAAAAGCTTAAAAACCTTTTGCAAGACCATTACACCTTTAAGGGTGATCCTGATTCACGCAAGAAGTCACCAGAAGCAGCTGCAGCAGAAATACTTAAAAGTGTAGCCGAGAAATTAGACGAACGAAAAAAACAACGTCCGAGCTAATTCATGATTAAGGTCGGCTTTGCTGCGTTCTATCTTGTTTATGCTGAAACGCTAAACTGGACGGTTCCCGATTTCCATTTAGATGTCTGTGATTTTTTAGAAGATTACGGCTCTCTTGGCTTATTGATGATGCCGCGTGGACACGGAAAATCTACGATTCTTGATATCTATAACGCATGGAAGTTATACAACAATCCTGACCATTTAATTCTGCACCAGGGCGCGACCGATCCCGATGCTTATAAAGTCAGTCGTGGTACTGAGCAAGTCTTAGAACGCCATCCACTATGTGTACTTTTTGGTATTAAAAAGACACGTGGTGAAACTCAAAAATGGTGGGTTACAGGCTCTACAGATGTTCGTCACGGCTCAATTCACGCACGTGGCATTCTTTCCAACGTAACAGGTTCACGTGCCAACGAAATTCAAAACGATGACGTGGAAGTACCAGGTAATATCGGTACACCAGAAGCGCGCGAGAAGTTGCGGTATAGACTTGACGAACAAACGTTTATTTTAATACCTGGTGGGCAAGAGCTTTATGTAGGTACACCACACACACATGATTCTCTCTACTCAGAAATCATGCTCAATCCAGATGCCAAGTGTCTTGTTTTTAGAATGTTTGAGAAAGAAAAACGCTTTGAACAAATCATTCAAGCAATTGTCGATTTCAAGCCTATCTATATTTTTAGCGGTATTGGTCGTAGATCGAAGCTTTTAGTAGAAGGACAAGACTATCAGGTAAGACAACAAGGCACTGGCTATTTCATCACACTTGACGAATCCCATTCACTAATTGATATCTACAGTGAAGCACTATGGCCAGAGCGTTTTACAGCTAAAGAAATGCAAAAACGCCGTCGTAAATGCAGAACGCTAAATGCGTGGGACTCTCAATATCAGTTACATGCTAAACCTGTAGGGGATGTGAGATTGAACCCTGAAAAAATGATTCCTTATAACTGTGAACCAGTGCTAACCCGTGCAAATGGCGTATGGCGAATAACATTAGGTGAACGTCAAATCGTTGGTATTACATGCTCATGGGATCCAAGTTCAGGTAAAACAAAGTCTGATGTGTCCGCTGTTGAGCTAGTCTTGCATGATGATTTAGGAAATAAATATTGGCACCGATCAATTGAATTAACAGGGGAGGTGGTTAAGACAGATGAGCAAGGCAATATTATCGGCGGTCAAGTCTGGCAGCTTTGTGACCTAATTGAAGAATTCAACATTCCTAAAGTCACAATTGAGACAAACGGCATCGGAAACTTTGCACCTGCAGCATTAAAAGGCGCATTAAAAAAACGTCGTATCCGTTGTGGTATCAGTGAGCAACACTCTACACAGTCCAAAAATAAACGCATTCTTGAGGGCTTGGAAGGACCTTTAGTATCTGGAATGTTGTGGGTTCACATATCGGTAATAGATACAGAAGACGGTGAAAATACATCAAAACAATATAAGCAAATGCAGCAATTTAACCCCGCCTTATCAGATCAAGAAGATGATCATCTTGATTCTCTATCTCGTGCAGTGACAGACTCACCAGAACGTATCGGCAAAATACACAGACAAAATGAAGCTAATGAATCGCCTAATTGGAGAACAAACGGTGGCGTGCATGAAGCTGCCTTAGATTTCGATTAGGGGATAAACCATGGCAGTATCAGAACAAACGCCATATATTGAATATACAGCGAACGGCATTACCAAAAGCTTTGCCTTAGAATTTGATTGCGAAAATCAGGATCATTTAATTGTATTGGTCGATGAAGTTGAACCGGTTGTAGGCACATGGTCACTAAGCGGTGGTGTTGTAGTTTTTAATACAGCGCCTACCAGTGGTAAAAAAATCATTATTCTGCGAAATACACCTTTCCGACGTGATGGTGACTTTCAAAGTTATGATAATTCTTTTCACCCAGGGCCAGTGAATAAGGGTTTAGATAAGGCCTGGTGGAAGATTCAGGAACTGGGTGTAGCAGATTGGCTATTAGGGCGTAAAATTCAAAAATTTAGAGATGATGTAAATTTAACTGCGCTAGAAAACACGCTAGAAGAAGCGAAACAGATCCGAGATAACACCGCAAATTCAGTAATTGAAGTTCAAAGCAATGTTGAGCAATCTCAGACTTTATTGGCAGGTACAACAGCGCAAGCCAATTTAGCACAAGGCTATGCGAGTAGTGCGAATTCTGCTAATAACGCCGCACAACAAGCTGTTATTGATGTAAGTGCGGCTGAATCTAATGTTTATTCTGCTCTTTCAGTACAGCAAGTTGCAGTTAATAACTCTTTAACCGCCATCGCAGGCGGACACAAAGCCTATCAAACACTAGCGGCCGCACAAGCCGCACAATCAACTTTACCCGCTAATACTGTTATCGAGGTGACTAATGATGGCGCAAACAACGGTACATATCAGTGGAACGGTACAACTCTGACAAAGAGTGCTTATGATCCGCTTACTCAAGCAAAAGGCTATGCGGATGAAAAAACCACCGCATTAAAAGAAAACTTTATTATTGAACAAACAGGTAACGGGATTTTCTTTTTAACTCTTGACCGCGTCCCTCTTTTTTATGTGCTAAACGATGGTAGTTTTCACTTGTGTGGTGATTCTGTAGATTTACGCAGCCACATTGCTAATGTCCCTCAGACAAACAGCGACTCATTGCTTCTTGAAATCACAGATTCAGAAAATAAAATTATTGCTTATTTAGACAGGAACCTAGAATTATTCTTTGCTAATAACCATCTTTCTTTGCAAGCGCAAACTAGAAAAGCTCAGAGTGACGCCAATCTAAACTTAACTCTTAACGCAATGTTGGAGAATGAGGGTCGTACAGTAATTGCAAAAAAAGCACTAAGCGATACAAGCAAGCTTATTAAGAATGAAATTTTTATAGAGCCGTTTGGTGGGGCTACAGGTCAAGTGCAACGCATTGCTGCAATGTTAAAGCTGACTAACAGCAAAATTCTATATATGTGGGGTGGTGGTGTCGGTAGTCCATATAACGGAGATGGTGAAGGGGTTAAGCTCTATAAGCGCATTGTCACATACGACAATGCAGGCCGAATACTAGATAAGGGAACAAAGGTTGTTTTTAGAGAGACAGTTTTGGCTGCAGGCATTGCAAAACACCCGATGCTTGGGCGTACAGCAACGGGACGTATCGTGCTAATTTGGGATGAGCGTAACACTGTTTACTCAACAACAAACGCATACAGCACAATGATTGCGTTCAGTGATGATGAGGGCGTGACTTTCACAGCGCCGGTTCAGATTCCAAACAACCCTGCATTTACATTTCAAATTGTTGGATCTACAGGAACAATTGTGACAATGCCATCGGGCCGTCTTGTTTGTCCGATGTATTACACGTTGCCCTTTCAAACCATTGGAATGATGTATTCAGATGATAACGGCATAACTTGGCAGTACGGCACGGTTTTAAATATCAGCGGTGGGATACTTCAGGAACCAAGCATTTCACTTGATGCTGCAAATAATATTATTGTTTCATCTCGACACACACTAACGAACCGAAGAAAACACATCAGTAAATCAACAGATGGTGGAGCAACTTTAATAAGTATTGGTTTTAATAATGATCTTGAAGCACCACATGTTGCATCTTCAATTTTCTATGATGCTGAAAACGGCTTAATGCTTCACAGCTCACCAACCGGCTTGAATCGAGATAAATACCGAATACAGGTCAGCGCTGACAATGGCGTAACCTGGAAAGTTCTATATCGACCATTTTTAGATGTCTACTACATTGGCTATACACAGATCATTAAGCTATCAACCGATTTATATGCAGTTGCAATCGAGGGGATGGACAACACAGCTACAGTAAATTCAAAAGAAAATGTAGGTATCTTTATTTTTAATATCAAAGAGGTGTTATCAAATGTCTATCGTAATTAAGTCAAATCAAATTTTTAATGGGGAATCCCCAACGGTTGAGCAAATTTTAACTACACAGGATGCAGTTTATTCTGCGTATTTAGCACGAGTTGTTGCAGATGGCGGGTCTATTGTAAGTGAATCGAAAGTTCGTGATGCGATTGCTTTTATGTTTGATAGTAACTTATATGGCCGAATTGGTGTATCTGCATCTCCGTATTATGGAGTAAAGCTTGATGCCAATGGTGGAATCTTAAAGCTGTATAGTATCTACGGTGAAGATTTAGTCGGTCGGGCAGTAGGTTCCGGTGAATTGCCAAAAATTGTTAGTAATTTTGTGGATTTTAACCCGACAACACATGGAACTGTTAATGGGGGTATTTTAACGACAGCAGTAAAGAAATCATGGTCGGTAACAGGGAGAATGGCCTATGCTGTAGCCACTAAAGAACATATCGCAGCAACATTGCTTCCGCTGGCTGCTTTGTCAAGTCACGGAGATTTCGCGCTGAATGGTGATGTATTATCGTTACTTGCTGGCAGCGCAACCAATGGAACAATCGGATTGCGAACAAATAATGCGGCTTACGGTGGTGGCACAGCAATATTAAATCTCGTCAATGCAAACAACCCTCAATACTCAGTTGTTGCAGGTAGTGATTTTATAACAAAATCCACTTTCTTATACGCGAGTGGAGTGCTTCAAGGGTCGAATAATCCAAATAATATTCCAGAACAAGTTCATAAGAACGCGCATTACATGGACTTTGGTGGTGCTATTAGAAGCTCTGGTAATACTCTCAATGGATTTAAAGCGTCAGCTTTGTGGTTTTTAGCAGATTGTACAGTCGCACAGCGTATTGCAACCAACCTATTTTTAAGAACAAATTATTATTAATTTTTTAGAAATTAGTTTTTGATATGTACTTTCTGTAATAATTGGTGCATAAATATTTTATTTTTGTTCGCCAAATTATGAAAAGATATGAAAGTTTGGACTGGTTGCGAGGGCTTATGGCCTTCGCAATTATGATTTACCATTTGGTGGCATGGACTATATTTCACCCCGAATCAGGAAGCTTACTAGGCAATTTCGGTATATATGGTGTGTCAATTTTCTTTGTTTTAAGCGGTTTAAGCATGGCGATTGTATATAACTGCTTTATAAAAGATATACAGAGTTCAATGGTTTTTTTCTTGAGGCGTTTATTTAGGCTACTACCTTTACTATGGGTTGCGGTTATTGTTGTATCTGGACTGGCATTCTTAGGTGGTAATGGTATTGATCTATATAAAATTTTCCTGAATTTTACATTGCTATTTGGATTTATTGCACCAGGTGAATATATAAATACTGGTGCTTGGAGCATAGGTAATGAGGTTTTTTATTATGCCTTCACTCCTTTATTGATTGCGATTTATGCAAAAAATAAACAGCTTGGCAACTTGTGTGTATTATTCACAATTCTAATAGGTCTATATTTTGCTTTTGGCGTACTTGATTCCGAACAGAAACTTGAAGGCCAGTGGCAAACTTATATTAATCCATTTAATAACTTCTTCTTGTACACTTGTGGATTAGCTTTGTACTATAACTTTCACGAAGTAAATATAAGAAAGATTGCGCCATATTTGATTCTTGCTTCGCTAGCTATTTTGATTTTATATCCTGTTTCAGGCGATCAAATTAATATTGTGGCTGGATTTAATCGCTGTTTATTTGCAACAGCTGCTGTGGTACTCACACTTGGATTCTATAAATTAGAAGTTAATTTGCCTGATTGGTTTTCAAAGCCATTTGCTAACTTGGGAGAGGCCACTTATGGGGTATATCTTCTTCATCCAGTTATATTTATATTTACAAATAAGTTAGTCACGAACCCAGTCGTCTGCATATTGGTAACTTCAATTTTGACTATTATTACCGCTAATATTTCATATAGGTTCTATGAAAAACCTTTCATAAAAATAGGAAAGAAAGTTACGCAAAACATGAGTGTTAAACAGGAATTGCCAGTAGTTAATTAACACCCAACAAACCACTACCAACCCCGGTCTTTAATGAGATTGGGGTTTTTTATTACCAAAAATTAGGGGGCGGCATGTCAGATCATGCGCAAGCAATTATAGAAACAACAGGGGTGGTCACATCTTCCGCAGTTAAGACCAGTGTTGTAGGAGGAAGTGCTTCAATTCTCGGAAAACTAACAGGGTTAGATCCAGTCACGATTATAGGTTTGGCGATTGGTTTATTAGGCTTATTAGTCAGTGTATTCAGCTTTTTGATTAATTGGCACTACAAGAAAAAAGAGGATCAACGCGCTCAAGAATTACACGAATTCGAACTTATGTTGCGCAGGGGGAAATGCGATGTCGAACAAGACTAAATTCATCGTAACCATGCTTACCGCTATCAGTGTTGGCGGCATTGTACACACACAGTCTAAAGAGGGCACAGTCCTTGTTCCGTACAGAGATAGCGTAGGCGTGGCGACCATTGGAACAGGCACCACGGTTTATCCAAACGGCCAAAAAGTCAAAATGACTGATCCTAAAATCACACAGAAGCAAGCCACTGAATATCTGAAATTCCACATCGCCAAAGATGCCAAGATTTTCAATAAATCACTTTTAGGTGTTCCGCTTTCTCAGACTGAATATGACCTTTACATGGATTTCACTTATCAGTTCGGTACTGGCGCCTGGTCATCATCTTCTATGCTTCGCAATCTAAAGCAAGGCAAATACAAACAGGCTTGTGATTCATTACTGAAATGGAAATATGCAGCTAAGCGTGATTGCTCGGTTAGATCCAACAATTGCTATGGGGTTTGGGTGCGTCAGGTTGAACGTCACAGCAAATGTATGGGGGCTAACTAATGCCAATACTTTTACTGCTTTGGAACAACAAGCGTTGGACTTTGATCATTGTGCTTTTGCTGTGCCTATTTTTTCAAACATGGCAGGTCAATAGTTTAGGTGGTGATTTGCGTAATGCAGAAATTGCATGTAATGGGCGTGTAGAGAAGACACTTAAGCCCTACAAAGATGCTGAAAAAAAATCTCAAGAAAAAGCCAATGAGGTGAGTGAGGAATATGAAGGAACCAGAGAAGCCGAACGAGTCAGAACAGAAACGATTACACATACCGTGCAAAAGATCGTGGAGCGTCCTATTTATATCAACAATTGCTTTGATGCTGATGGGGTGTCAGCAGTCAATCAAGCCGCAGGCATTAGTCATACCAGCGAACCTTAA